CCACTGGCAGGGAGTGAGACCGAAAACTGCCGGGACTTCCCGGAGCCAAATCCGGCTACTGGTTTTCCGTTTACGTATATCATGGCGTCACCACTCCTTACTCTACGAGATACCAGAGCTCGGTGTTTGCATCGTCAAAACTCCAAAGTGTTCCATCTTGATCCCGAACAGAGACTCTGATCTCTTCCGCCGCTTCCGGCTGGTTAAATATAACAGCACTCCAGTCATCTCTATCTGGTCGTCCGGACCCAGTCGGTGATTTTAGGAAGGCATAACTTTTTTTCGTGTCTGCTTCTACATTGAATTTGAAATATACAGTCTCATCATAGGAGGCAAACGTTGAGTGGTCTTCAATCACAAAATGGACTATTGTTCCTGGAGAAACTGAAATAGTTATCCTATCTTCCGCCCCATTTGCTTTTGTTCCCTCGTTCATCACCTTCTGAACGATATCTTCTCCCTCGTTGCTCCCCGCAACACCGAAGATGCTCACGCCCTTCTTGATGTTGGCGGCCACGAGATTGGCGTCTCCCTTGATGGTCTGGGTGCCGGTCAGATACCGCCCGCTGGCAATGGTCTTATTAGAGGTGCCCGGCGTGATAGTCTGCGCCCCCTGGGTAGTCAGCTGTTTGGTCGCAGACTTAGTCCCGGAACTCACATACCCGGCGCTCTGAGTCGATTTTGCAGTAATGAGTCCGGCGCTGGACACCGTTATACTGGGCGTGGCCTGGGTGGCAGTTGCCACCGACTTGCTGGCTTGACTGGGGTAGTAGCCGGCTGGGACTGTCACAGTGGCCCCGCTTGCAGTTAGGTTGCTGGAGCTCTTGCTGGCAATGGTCCCCGTTACCTTTCCTGCGGCCACATAAGCTGTCTTGCCAGAGAGGATGTCCCCAGCCGTCGCAGTGGCATCGCTGGTATCGGTGCCGCCTCCTGTCACATTTTGATTGAAAATCATATTGCATCACCTAATTACTCAATCTATCCCACCACTGTCTCTTTGTGTGGTGTATGCCTGTTCAGATTCAATCAACCCTGATCCAGTTACTTTGCTACTTCCCTTCACAACTGTTTTTGTTCCCTGAGAATCATAAACAAAGCTGCTGGTACTGCTGCATGTAAATCCAGCAGTATTGTACTGGCTTCCAACCCATTGGTACCATGTCATACCACTCTCCGCTTGAAATGGTGCATCATCGATGG